GCGTGAAGCCCAGGCCCTGCATCGGCACCGGCACCGAAGGATCGAACGCCGCGCCGCCGGCGATCGCCGCGTCGATCGGCGCGACGTAGAGCGCGCCCATCTCGACGCTGAACATCGGCAATTCGTTTACCGCCTGGCGGATCGTGAGCCGCCGGCCCATCGCGCCGGTGCATTTGTGCAGGATGCCGTCCATGTAGCCGTAGATCGTGCAGCTCTCGAAGCCGGTATCGACGAACGCGTAAGTCACGTTCGATCCGGCGTTGACGGTCTTGCCGAAGCCGAACGCGCGGAGGATTGGATCGTAGCGCACGACCGCGTCGACCGCGCCGCCCGCGCCCTTGATCTCGAAATCGAAAGTGACCGTCATGAGCGAGCGCGCGACGACGTCTTTCAGCAGCGCGAGATTGTTGCGGAGAAAATCGCGCTGGATGAACTGCGGGTCGGGCTTCACGTTGAGATTTTTCACCAGGATCGCGTTGCTTGCGGCCGCGGGCGTGGGGTCCACGCCGTAGGTCGTCTCGATCTTGGCGAGCAATAAGCCGGCGTCTGCGCGAAACGGCATGGGTTACTCCTTCCCTTCTTCGGCCGGCTCTTTGACCGGCGCTTTGGTGGGCTCCTCGTCGAGCACGAGCTCGTCGGCGTCTTTGTCGTATTTCCACGAGCCGCCGAACGGCATCTGTTTGCCCTTCACGCGCAGGCCCTTCACGCGATCTTTCTCCTCGAGGACGTGCGCCTCTTCCAACGTGTAAACTTTTTCCGCCATCTCTTTTTCTCCTCTCAGTTCGTTTACGGTCCCCACTCCTCGACGGTGACCTTGACCTTGATGCCGTAGCGCTCCGGCCCGATGACGCCGCGGAGCTCCATGTAGTAATCGCCGACGGCCGTCAGGCCGGCGAGCGTGGAATCGAACAGCGCGGAGATCTCGTTCTTCGTCGCGTCCCACGTCGCCGCGCCCCAATCGAAGCCCACGACCAGCGCAAAATTGGCGTCCACGATGCGCCGCTCGGGGTTTGTCAGCGTGATCGCGCCGCTGCCGCGCCTGCGCTTCACCTTGGCCGCGATTGTGCGTTTCTCGCCCTCCTTGAGCGTAATCATAAGGCACGAGGCATGAGGCATGAGGCATGAGATCGGATTCCGAAACTCGCGCCTCTCGCCTCGCGGCTCACGGCTCCCGTCATTGCCACGCCTCCGCCAGCTCGAACGCCGGCGGCAGCTCGCGCGCTTCGAATTCCGGCTTTTCTTCGTCGGCCTCGAATTCGCTGATCAGCTCGGTCCAGACGACGGGGATCGGCGCGGACGCGGCGACGATCGCCGAGGCGAGCTGCTCCGAGAGCGTCACGCTGTCGGCCAGGCCGAGTCCACGAATCAGCCGCGCGGTGAGCGCGTCGTTGAGCCCGAGGCTGTCGGCGACCGCCTTCGACACCGCCTTCTGCACGCTGTCGGAAAGAACGATCTGATCGGTGAAGCCGCGGCCGCTGACGCGCAGCGATTCGGTCAGCCCGAGCGCGTCGCCGATCGCGCGCTGCGCCTGCTTCGCGAGATTCTCCGCCAACGCGACGCTCTCGGCGTAATTGCGCGTGATCGTTTTCGTCTCCGCTTCAGAAAGCGCCAGCGTGTCCGCCTCGGCCTTTCCCACCTGGCGCAAAAGCGATTCGGATAAATTCACGCTGTCGGCCAGTGAGGCGAGCTTGACCAGCGATGCGGAAAGATTTTCACTCAGGCTCACGCTCTCGGCGATCGCGCGCGACGTCTTCTTGACCTCGGCCTCCGACAGCGTCGCGGTTTCCGCCAGCGCCTTGCCGACCTGCACGTTGTCGTTCTCGCTGAACGTGATCGTCTCGCCCGTCGACTTCTGCTCCTGCTTGGCGACCGATTCCGATAGGGTCACGCTCTCGGCACGCGCCGTGCTCACCTGTTTCGCCAGCGATTCGGACGCCGTCACGCTCTCAGCGATCGCCTTCATGACGTTGCGCGCCAGGTTCTCGGAAAACGAAATCGAATCAGATAATCCCTGATTGAACGTCGTGCCGGTCACCGCGAAATACTTGGAGCCGTCTTCGAGAATCCGATTGACCGCGTCGGTCACGACATAAAAGCGCGGCGCGCCGGTGACCGGGTCCATCCGATACGTCCACTTGTCGTCGAAAACCTGGAAGCCGTCTTCGGTGATGCCGGTAATCATCCTAGATTCCCGCGCCCGTCAGCGTCCGCATTGGCGTCGCCGCGGCGGCCGCGCTCACGTTGCCGCCTTCCCAATTGTCGCCCTGGTAGCCGCCCATGATCGTCACGCCGGGCAAGCCCGTCGTGAGATCGGTCTGGCTCGTCGCCTGAACCTGCTGCACGCCGTTCTTGAAGCCGGTGACGGTGTGCGCGGTCGGATCGCATTCGATCTCGATCGTGTCGGATACCGACCAGGTCACGCTCGAAGACGCGAGCACCGTGCGCGTATTGTTTACGACCTTGGCTATTTCCGTAGTCTTGGTGCCTGTGCCGCTATCGTCGAGGATCGTGTATTCGTAGCGGTCCTGGCCGCCGTTCATATCCGGCGACATCAGGCACGCCACGCCCATGCGCTGATTGTTGTCGGCATTAAAGAATACCAGCGCCATGAGACTGTACTGCTGATCGGTGAAGCTCGCGCCCGTGTAGCGCGCCGAGCACGGCCCGGTATGGCTGGAATCGATAATCGTGCTCGATACGATCTGGATTCCCGGCGCGCAATTAAAATCGTCGGTCTGCGTCCAGTTCGCGCCGAGCGACGCGCGGTTGAAATTGTCCGTCGCGATCGTAGTGCGCGCCGCCTGGCAGACGCCGGCGCCAAGAAACAGGCACGCGGCGGCGACGAATATTTTTAAAGCTTTTTTCATCAACCGTTTTGCAGCGGCACCAGGAAGCTGTTGAATTGCGCCGAGATCGCGTTGTCGATGTGCGCGTCGGTCACAAGCGCGGCCTGCGTCGCAACATTCCCCGTCGTCAGCGCGACCGTGCCCGTGGCCGTCGCGTCATTGATCACCGACGTGTCGGTCGCGACGGAGTTCGCGAACAGCGGCACGTAGCTATCCGGCGCGTTGAGAATCCGCTGCGCCTGGCGCATGCGCTGCTCGTGAAAGACCGCGTTCCAGCCTTCGTTCGCGATCGCGATGCACGCGGCGATGAGCGAGACGCGGACGCGGTTCTTGAATCCCGAGTCCTGGCTCAGCTGGTACTTGTCGTTGTGCGACACCGCGCCCATGAAAAAGAGCGCGGCGAGAATCAAAGGGGCGATGCGTCGCAGCATGATTACGCTCCGAAGTAGTAGTAGACGCTGACGCGCACGGTCTGGTTTGTCGCGAACGTCGGCAAGACGAAAGTCACGGCGACGCCCGGCTGCGCGCTCTTGAGCGCGAGCGGGAACGGCCCGTTGATCGGCGAAGGCTGGCAGAGTCCCGCCGTCGCGCCGCTGCCGATCGTCCAGGCCGCGCCGTTGAGGTTTGTCGTCGTCAGCGACGTGACCGCCGCGGCCGTGACCGCCGACGAGCCGGCGCAGTTCGTCACCTCGACGTTGGTGATGTAAACCGACTGGCCGGCCGGCGGCGTGATCGTGATCGTCGCGGCCGACGTCGCGCTCGTCGCGACCTGCTGCGCCGAATTCAACATCTGCGGATCTTGCTGCGTGCGCGTCTGCGCGACGGCGACGCCGGCGAGCGCTAACGCGTAGAGCGCGGCGGCCAACAGAGATAGAAAATTTTTCTTCATCGAATCCTCCCGTTAATTGTAGAAGCCGTAGGTCAACGTTCCCGAGACATTGGCCGCGGCCGACTGCAGCATGCAGGTGTCGCCGCCCACGACGCGGCCGGGAATTGTGATGCGATCGGAGATCCCATGCACGCCGCCTTTGTCCGCCCAGGCCGCCGAGGCGCTCGTGCCGCCGTAAAGTCCCTTGGTGCCTGTGCCGCAGGTCGAGCCCGTGCCCTGCACAAGGCTCACGCTCTGCGCAGTCGCCGTCACAGCTGCGAACGTGCAGATATGCGTCAGCTTGCCGGCCACGCCAGACACGACAACGCTCGACGAGGTCTGATTGAACTCGACCGTGTACGGGCATTGCAGCGATGGATTGGGCGAGAGATTCACCACGCCCGCGAGATCCGCCGCGCCGGGCGACTGCGCCGCGCCCTTGACGGCGGCGGACGAAGGCGGCAGCGCGCCGCGCTTCGGATCGGCCGGGATCTGCGGCGCGAACGCGACATAGGCCGGAAACTGGATCGAGCCGACCGCGCGGCCGCTCGCGTCGTAGATAACCACGCGCCACGGATCGGTCCCGCTGCGGCCCTGGGCGAAGCTCTGCGCCGGCACCGCCTGCGGCGACTGCGCCGCGCCGGAATGCTCATGCAGCAACATCGCGACGAGCGCGATCGCCAGAAAAATATGCGAAAGCTTCCGGTTCATTTCGTCTGTTTCCCGTGGTAGCAAAACGTCAGCGACGCCGTGCCGCTCGGATTCTTCACCCGCAAAAAGATGCCGTTCGTGATCTCGATGACGACAGGCTGAAAATCCGGCCCGAGATAACGCTTGAACTCCGTCGTTACGCTGCCGCTCGACTTGAACATTTGCAGCACGATGTCGCCGTCGAACTCGAGGAGATGGATCGACCACTCGTCGGTCCCGGCCGGCTGCACGTCCGACGTCGCGCCGGCCGAGACGCTCCGGCAGTCGACCTGCGTATCGTTGACCGCGGCGTCGGCGGTCGCGACGATCGCCGGCAGATCCGGCAGCGAGACGACGCTTGGCAGCGGTAGCGCGATCGCGCTTAAGGACAGGCCGAGGGCTAAAAGAAACCGGCGCATTTTTTTACCTGGTCACCGTCGCGCTCACCTGATTTCTCTTCCCGATCGTCGCGACGAGCTGATAGCCGTCGGCGCTCGTCGCCGTGATCTTGTTGCTCTTGAGCGTGCCGGCGAAGCTCACCGGCAGATCGTCGGCGAACGACAGCTGCAGCCCGTTCGGCCCCGGAATCACGCAGGCGTTGTTCGTCGGCAGCGAGACGGACGTCGCGTTGAATCCTTTGACGCGGTAGCAGTCCCCGAGCTGCGCGCCGTTGTCGTCGAACGTGACGACGCCGGCATTGACGCGCGTCAGTTCCGTGAACGGCGACGCCGGCTTATTACAGGTGTTCGTAGTCGGCGCCTCGCAGCCGCGGGCGCGCTCGACGATGAAGCCGAGCGAGCCGCCGCTGTTGTCGGTCCACTTGAGCGTCACGGCCTGAGCCTGCGCAACGCCGCCGGCGATCAAAAACAGAATCGCGATGAAAAATGTTTTCATAATCAGCTCACCGTCAGATCGTAAGTGAATTGAATGCTGTCGCCGTTCGAGACGTTGATCGCGCTGAAGACGATGCGCGAGAACATCGTGCCGCCGCCCGTCGCGGCCTGCGAGAAGAGACCCCACTCGGTCACCGCGGCGCTGCCGTCGAAGGAGACCGTGCCGACCGTGCGGAAGATATTTCCGCTCGCGCCCTCGGTGAGCGAGCCCGTCGCGCGCGTCGAGTCGGGATTGATCTGCGTCGTGATCTCGGTCTGGAGCGCGGTGTCGCCGGCGGCCGCGGCGTTCGTGCCCGTGCCGACGCCGTGGTACTTCATGATCTCCATCTCGACGATGTTCTGCCAGGCGTCGACGAGGAAGCCTTTGCCGACCGTCGTGACGACGGCGTGCGCGGAGGGCAAACCGAACGAGATCCGCGCGTGCTGCGGCCGCTCGCGCTCGGTGCAGCCTTTGTCGTCGCGCGAGCCGTCCTGGTGGACAACCTGCAGGCAGAGCTTCTCGCGGATCGCGTTGTACTCCTTGACCGCGGGAAACAAGCCGAAGAAAAGCGAGCCGAGAAGCGCGAGCGCCAGCGTGGCGCTTATCGCGCCCCAGCCGATCACCTTCCGCTGTGAGCGCCGGAGATCCTCCGGCCCGAGGCCGATCGATTCGTTAGCCATTGTTTTTCTCCTCGATTGTCACTTTCTTTCCCGCCGCGATCGCCGCGGCCGCTTCCTCGATCTTCGCCATCAGCTCCTGCGTCTCCGCGATCGGCGCGGCGCCGTCGAACTCGGCGAGCGTCTTCGAGACGGTCGCCTTGTGATCGACGTCGTCGTAAATCACGAGCTGGAGAGTCATCTTCAGCGGCCGCTTAATCACCGCCGCGGTCAGATTCTCGCTCACGCCGACGCCTTCCCTCGCCATCAGTACGTCACCCTTTCCCAGACGATCTGCCGGAGCTCGGCGTAGTGGCACGCGACGCCGCCGAGCGTGCCGTGAATATTTTGCGCGAGAGCCATCGGCTCGCAGCGCGACGCCTTGCCGTTCAGATCCTGCAGCGGCCGGAACTTCGCCAGAATCGCCTCGAGCAGATTGTCGAAGATCGGCGACGAGCGAAGCGCCGGATCGTTGGCGCCGTCGTTGAAGCTCATGTAGCCGTAGATAACGATCGACCAGCGGATATCCGCGATCGCGTTCGGCGATCGGCCGCTGATGAAATACTCATCGCCAGGCGCCGACTCGATCGAAAGCTCCCAGCCGAGAATGCGCTCGGTCCTCGGGTCCTTGAACAGATTCAGCAGCGTCGCCCAATCCGCTGCGAAGCGCGGCGTATCGTGGACGATGCCAATCCCGTTGATCGCGGCGAGCTGCGCAGCGTATTCCGCCCTAATGTTTGCCAGCGGCATTTTTATTTTCCGTTCAGTGCGTCGTTCACGATCGTCTTGCCCATCTTCTCCGCGATCATCTGCAGCTGCGCGTTCGCGCCGCGCGCCGCGCCCTCGAACATGAACGCGCCCTTGAATCCCTCGCGCGATATCTTCCGCGCGACCAGAAACGCGACCGACTTGATCTCCTTCGGATTCGCGATGCCGAGCTTTCGCCGGACCCACAGCTCGAGCGGCGCGCGCGGCGGAAACTTGCCGGGGTTGCGCCCGACCTCGACCGGCGGCGCATAGATCGACGTCGAGCCGACGACAACCTCGCGCACCGGATTGCCGCGCGGCTCCGCAAATATCGACCCGCGCAAAAGCTTCGTCGCGCCGACCGGCGTGCGGATCTTCACCTCGCGCTCGACCAGCGCGCCCATCTCGATTAAGCCGTCGCCGAAGGACGTCATGCCCGGCGCCGGCGCGCCCGGCTGGAGAAACGCGATCGGATTGCGGACCTGAATCTTGAAGCCCATCAGCGCCGCCTCATGTGCGTGAGGCGTTGCTCGCCCCACGGATAAGTTCCCGGCTGATCGTGGAACGCCATGCCGGCCGTCTGCTCGCCCTCTTTGATGCCGAGGTGATTGAAGTATTCTTTTCGCTCGGCGGCCGCGCTCGAGCGCGCCTCCTGCGACTTCGTGCGCTGATCGACGACGTCGGCGCCGATCGTGCCCTCGATCGCCTGAATGTACCGATTCGCGAGCGACATCAGCGCGTAGTTCGCGGCGAGATGGCAGAGCGCCTCGAAGTCGGCGTCGGGCACCGTGCCGGCGGAATCGTCGACGCTGTGGCGGATCGTGTAGCTCACGCGCACGGACTGCGCGCTCGACGGCGTATCGTTGAAGAGACGCAGCACCAGGCCGGTCGGCTTTTTGTAGAGCGTCCAAGCGTCGTCGTCGAGATAGACGGGCTCGCGCTCGCCGGCGGGAAACTCCACGGTCAAAATTTTGCTGAAGTCGTCTTCCCAGCTCGTCAGCGTCGACGTCGCGAAGTCGAACGCGACACCGTTGCCGGCGATGTCGAAGACTTTGACGAGCGGCTTGTTCTTCGAATGCTCCTTCAGCGCATTCTGAATCGCGCCCTCTTTGTCGGCCTCCTCGAGGTGGCCGGCCTGCTCTTTCAGAATCTGATCGAGTCGCGTCTTGTAATCGAGTAAAATCATTTTCGTTCAGCTCTCAAAAAAAAGGCCCGGCCCGCGCCGGGCCTTTTGCATTCAAAGCTGAGAATTCTCAGTCCGCCGTTTCGAGATACTCGATCTGGATCGTGCTGGCCGGCGCGTTCGCCGTACCGTTCGCCGTCACCGCGATCGTGACGTTCGTATTCGCGACGACGTTCGCGTTGGTGATCGTGCCCATATCGTTTTTTGAGCCGATCGCGAGCGCGCTCTGCACCGCCAATGTCGCGACCGCGCCGACCGCAGCGTTCGTGACGACGACGGTTGCGTCGTTCGCCGGCGCCGCGGCGACCCACGCCGCCTGCGGAATGTGAATGACTTTCGTGATCGTGACATCGGTCGACGGGCTCCAGAGCACATAGCCGGCCGCGATGTCGGCGTCCGCGCCGCCCGGATCGGGGACCGGGATAATCACGGTCCGCGCACGCCGCGCGCGCCCGGCCTCCACGCTGTATTCCGTGGCGGAGATCGCCGTGCCGATCGGCTGCGAGTACGACGTCGGCTGCGTTTGCGTGGTGCCGCCGGCCGTTGTGTCGACGTAGACATAGGCGCCCTTAGTTAGCGACGTGAGTCCGCCGACGATGCCGCGCGTCACGACGGCGACGTTCGCAGCGCTGGCGGCGCCGGCCTCGGCGACGCCGATCGCCGGGCGCAGCGTCGAGTCGTCGGCCTTGGCCTTGTAGCATTTGCCGTCCGACGCCTTAATCGCGATGACCTGCGCTTCCGTGATCGCCTCGCCGGCGACGCAGGTGAAGCGCGAGACCACCTGCTCGGTAAACGCCGCGGCGTACAGCTGCGGCGCGAAGATAAGACCGATCAGTCCGATAAGACCGATCAGTCGGATTTTTTGACTTTTCATTTTCTATTCTCCTCCTGGTTGGTTGACGCCGCTTATCCGGCCACGACGCTCTTGTGCCCGCCGCGGAAGTCGCCGATGTACGCCATGTACTCGTGACGGATCTTGAACTGGAGCTTGTCCGCGACGAACATCTGGCCGACGACCGGGTTATCCGCGATGAATATCTCCGGGTCGACCTGGCCGTTAATGAAGCCGACGACGACGATGTCGATGTCGTTCGGGTCGCGGAACACGCCGAAGTCAGTCGCGTCCGTGAACAGCGGATTGACGAAGATCCGCTCGTTGTTATCGCCGAAGACGTGGTAGAGATCGTTCGGCGTAAAGGCCGCGTCGAGATATTGCGCCTGGTTGATTTTGAACGCCGTCGCGCGCAGCTCCTGCGGCACGACGAGCGAAAGCTTCATCATCGCGGCCTGCGCCAGGCCGAGGCGCTCGCCCGAGCCCTGCTCGGTGAACTTCGCCATGTTGTCGACGATGGTCGAGAGTTCGGCCGCGGCGAGCGCGACCGTGCGCAGATTGCCGTGGCTGCCGCCGCCCGAGGTGAACCAGGCGGTCGAGTCGGCGGTGTACGTCGAGTTGTTAATGAAAAGGTTCCAGACTTTGCGCGCGAAGGTGCGGCGCGCCGCGCGGCCCCACGCCTGGGCGCGCCTGGTGATCCCGCGCAGATCATCGTTCATGATCGTCTTACGCGTGATCGTGAGGATATTGCCCTTTTGCACCGGCGTGCCGCTGACCTTCTCTTCGCCGGGCTTCACCACCTCGACGTAGTCGCCGGTCTCCGGGTCGACATCGGCGAGATCTCCGAAGTACCCGACGCGCTCGCCTTCCTGCGTCTTGAAATTATCGAGCGTCTGATAAGGCGGCGAGATGATGAGCCGCTCGCCGTAATCGACCTCGGCGTAGTCCTGCAGCAGACGGCGGTTCATTGACGTGCCGAGCAGGTTCGGGAAGTCGGCGGCGACGATCGCTTCGTGCGCCTTCATGATACGCGCCGAGACGCGGCCGTTGATCTCGCTGTCCTCCGTGATCTCGACGTAGGCTTTCCGAAAACTCGTCCACGGCTTGATGTCGTCGTGGCCCTGGACGCGGACACCGAGTGTCTTGTCGAGCGCGATCTGCCGCCGCTCGACGGCCTCGCGGCCCATCTCGATGTGGACCTCCTGGCCGCCGTTGCGGACCGCGCCGCTCTGCGTCAGCGCGTCCATCATTTCCTTCTCGGCGGTCATTGCCTTGTCGAGGGCCTCTTTGGCGAAGATCGTGCCGGCGAACTGCGCCTCGATCTTTTTCTTCACCGGCGCCGGCAGCGTGGACTCCGCCAGCGTGCGCGAGAGCAACATCGCGCTGTTTTCTTTTTTCGTGTTCTCGAGCGCTTCCTGCGATTGCGCGATCAGCGTCTTCAGCTCCGTCGCGGCTTCTGCCGTGAGGCCCGGTCCGCCGTTGCGGTGCCCGTCGGCGAGCGCGGTATCGAGCGCCTCCTGCGCTTTTTCGATTGTCGGATTGTCGCCGAGGCCGTCGACGAGATCCTTCCGCCCGCACTTCAAAAGAAGGGCGAGAATTTTTTTAACGTCCATGATTTCGCTTTCTGCGACCGCTTCGGTCGCGACCAATAGGCCGCCGCCTGCTCCCGGTACGGTAGCCAGATCCACGCTCTCCAAGCCGACAAACCGTTTGGCCCAAATGAAAGATTCCTTCGCGGTTTTGAATGAGAAGACTTCCGTCGGCGCGACGATCGATAAGCCGCGCGTGCCGGTGTTGGTTTTGAACCAATTCAGCAGCCGCGCCCGCCAGCCCTCCTGCGCAATCTCGAGATCCGCGTCGATCGCCGCCAGGCCGCCGGCGTCGACGAGCTCGGGGTTCGAGAGACTGCCGATCGCTTTGCCGGACTCGCGCGCCTTTTTGAGCTCGGCGTCCGAAGCGTGCGCGTAATAGCCCGGCGAGACTTCGAAGGCGAAGACCGGCGTGCCGTTCACGAACGGCAGCAGGCTCTCGAGCGCCGTCTTCGGGTAAATCCAATTCTTGCCCGACAGCCCTTCTTTGATGACGCGCACGCGCCACTTCTTGCCGGTCGGCTCGCCGAGGACCTCGATCGCTTCGTTCGCCGTGACGTATTGGAGCTTGACCTCGCTGCCTTCGCTGAAGGTCACCGCCGCGGCGTCGAGCGCATAGGGCACCTGAAAATATTTTCCGCCCTGCGCGACGATGATGTAGTCCTCGAAGACGTCGAGCACGTAGGAGTCCGTCGGCGGCACCGCGGCCGCGAGAATGTCGTAATACGCGCAGCGCACGATCGACGCACGGTCTTCGATCGACACCTCGCCGCCGGCGCCGATCGCCTCGCGCGCTTTTTGCGCGCGCAGCCTTTCCGCTTCTGTGATTTTCATCAGCGAGCTCCTAAGCCGGAGAGCCGATTAATCTTCGTCGGACTCGGGCCTCTCGGACGGCGGCGGCACCGGATCGAGCTGGACGCGTTTCAGCTTCTTCACTTTGTCGCCCTTCTCGAACTTCGCCTTGAATCCGGCCTTCGTGATAATCACGACGCGGCCGCGCGCGACTCTGACGGCGAGCTTGCCGTCGGTCTCGGCGATGTCTTCCGGCTTGATGCCGTAGGCTTCCATCGCCGCCTTGACCATCGGATTCGAGAGCGGATCTTCCATCTCTCCTTCGGACTTCGGCGCCGGCGGCGCAAAGGTTACTTTCGCCGACAGAGCCGCCTCGAGCTTCGCGATTTTCTCCTCGAGCTGCTGCATACGCTCCGCGGCTTTATCTCCGCTCTGGTTTTGCTGATCTGCCATCTGCTTTCTCCTCTCCTGGTTTTGGCGGCCTATGCCGCGAGTTGATCGAGATTCCAATCGTCTTTGTACGGAATCGATTGACAGCCGCAGTTGATCGTCTGGCACGCCGACCCGCTCGGATCGCGCGGGAACATGAGCTTGTCGGCCGCGCAGCTGCGGTAAGCCGGCACGTCGAAGGGCTCGTCGATCTCGCGCGCCTGGCCGTTGATCGACGCGTGATTCTGGCGCGATACGCCGGACCAGAGCCATTGCTTCTTGAGGCCCGGCACGGCCTGCGCGGCGGATTCCTGGCGCGCCTGCGCGGCGATCGACTGCACGCGGCCGACTTCGGTGCGCGTGATGACTTCGGCGCGATTGGCGATCGTGCCGAACGTCGCCGGATCGTCGAGGCTCTTCTCGATCGCCATGATCGAATCGAACGGCGTCTTCGCGCCGTTGGCGGCGAGCAGGATCTCCGACTTGATATCCTCGGCCGCCTGCCGGCTG